TGGGCCTGCTGGTGGCGCAACGGGTGCGGGTGGCGATGCTATCTTTTGGGAAAACGATCAGAATGTCACCACGAACTACACAATTTCCACAAACAAAAATGCAATGTCCGCTGGCCCAATAACAGTTAATTCTGGCGTTATAGTAACAGTGCCAAGCGGATCAACATGGACAGTAGTATAATAATATGGCAACATCACTCTCATTAGAAAACGACTCCAGCCTCGCGCAAGGGTATATCAAGGTCAATGGAACGACCTCGGCGACATTTACTACGAGTGGCATTACTAGCGATGTAACAGCATCAAATGTTACAACGACTAATCTTGTCAATGGATCATCTTTGTGTTTCCGCAATAAGATTATCAATGGTAATTTTGATATCTGGCAAAGAGGAACCTCTTTGGCTTCTGGAACTGGACCAAGGCTTTTAGCTGATAGGTTTAGAAATAATTCAGTAGGATCAACATATACAGCATCTCGACAATCTTTTGCTGTTGGTCAAACGGATGTCCCTAATAATCCATCTTTTTTCCATAGGACTGTTGTTTCTTCTGTTGCAGGAAATGGGAATTTTACAGCCTCTGCTCAATCAATCGAATCGGTTGAAACTTTTTCTGGACAAACTATTACTGCATCATTTTACGCAAAGGCAGATTCTTCTAAAAATATTGCTGTAGATTTTTCGCAGGTTTTTGGAACGGGAGGAACCCCATCAAGTCCTGTTAGTGGAATTGGAACACAAAAATTAAGTCTAACAACATCTTGGCAAAAATTTACAGTTACTGCGAATATTCCATCAATTTCTGGAAAAACAATAGGAGGCGACGGAAATGATAATTTCCAAATTATTTTCTGGTTCGATGCAGGTTCTGATTGGAACTCAAGAACAAATTCCCTCGGGCAGCAATCTGGAACATTCGACATTGCTCAAGTCCAACTTGAAGCAGGATCAGTAGCCACTCCGTTTGAAGTGCGTCCTATTGGGACTGAATTAGCATTGTGTCAAAGGTATTATGAAAGATCAAATCTAACATCTGCTGGAGCAAGATACGCATCAGCTTTAGGGGAATGGAATGTTCGGGATGTAGCATTAAAAACAACAATGAGGGCAGTCCCAACAATTACACTAACATCTATTTCTTATGTTAATTGTTCTAACGCTCAAGTATTTCCATCATTTGGTAATTTTGCAGTTCAAGTAACAATTGCTTCCAGCGCAAATTATTCAATTTCAGCAATCTACGAGGCATCGGCAGAACTTTAATATATGAACTACAAACTCATCTACGACTCTACAAGTATCATCCGACTCACGGATAACGCATTTATCCCTGCTGATCCTGCAAATTCTGATTACCAAGCATATCTAACTTGGCTTGCAGAAGGTAATACTCCAGAACCTGCCGATCCTCCCCCGCCACCAGATATTGATGCGCTTCGCCATGCGGCGTATATTGCAGAGTCTGATCCTATCTTTTTCAAGTATCAACGAGACGAAGCAACCAAAGAGGAATGGTTGGCAAAGATCGAAGAGATCAAAGCTCGTTATCCAAGGAACTAACATATGCCAACACAAATCGACTCCGCAGGAATTACTTTTAACGACACGACTTCGCTGACGAGTGCAAGTAATTTTGGAAATAAAAATTTAACTACAACTGGAACTATTACTTCTGGTAATATTGTAATCTCATCTGGAACAACAGCAACAACTGTTGGAGCGGCAGGCGGTGCATCTGCATTACCTGCAACTCCGCTTGGGTATATTTCTATTTCCATAAATGGATCAACTAGAAAAATTCCTTATTACAACGCATAACAACTTGGCCCGATATTCTGAACTAAATATTATGACTCCATGCACTCCAGCACCTCCATGCGACTTGGAATATCCATTGTTTTGCGAACCACGTGAGATTACAGCAATCGCTAAAAGGTTGGTTGTAGAAGACTCGTCTGCTTGCGATAAAACTCTTCAGACTCCACCATCTAGTCAAGTTCTTGTGTCTAACACAAACGGAACAATATCGTGGACTAATGGAGCTAGTAATACTCTTCTTCGGAAAACATCAACTGGAAGCGTGGAGTTTTCTACGCTTAATAGTATTCTCCAAGCTGCACCAATTGATCTTGGTAGCCAACCATTGACTACTACTGGAACGGCAACTGTTGGTTCACTTACGTCAACAGGAGCAATATCGGCTGCGGCAATTACTTCAAGCAGCACCATTTTTGCTAACGGAAACTCATCCAAGATTGGATACAATACTGGTGCTGGTGGAACGATTACACAAGGTGCAGGAGCAAAGACAAATGCTATTACTCTAAATCGTCCTACAGGAATTATCATAACCGATAACGCTGCCCTCGCGGCCAATACTGCCGTTACATTTAACTTGAGTAATTCGGTAATCGACTCAACAGACATCGTTTTGGTAAGTCATATCTCTGGCGGGACGCTTTGTTCATACAACTTTGCGGTAGCTCCAGCAACAGGTAATGCCAATGTCACAATCCGTAACATTACCGCAGGATCATTATCCGAAGCTCTTAGTCTGCGATTCATTGTAATTAAGAGTGTCAACGCATAATGCCAGCCGAAGGATCAGTCTTTGATGGATTCACGAGTATCGTAGCGCAAGATGCAGATACTCATCCATCGTATTTACCAGAGTCTGTAGTATCGGAATCAGTTAATAGGACATTCAGAGGAGGCATTAATCGCACAAGGCCGAGCATTCGCAATATTCAAATCATTGCAGGATCAGGTCAAAGCGAGACTATCGTTAACGATATTGAAAGCGGAAGTTTTCAAGGAGCCTATTCATACAGATCAACAAACCTTGATACATCAGATGGATTGATTGTATCAATATCTGGTAAGATTTATTTTCTGGAAATCGAAAATAATATAGCATACGCTTATATTCTTCCAACTGCAACAAACTGGTCATGGAATGATCCGGGGCAAATGCACACATGGTTTGTTCAAGCAGAAGATTGGTTGTATATCCAGAACGGATATAACCTGCCAATTGCATGGAATGGCAATCTGAATACAAATGCATCAAGGTTAAATTCATTTCAAGGAGAAATGCCAATTGGAACGATAATGGAATATGCGTTTGGCAGGGTATTCGTATCTGACAAATACAATAACATCTACGCATCGGATATTATTTTTGGAAATGGATTTACTGATACAAGCAACACGAAAAACTTTACAGAGATAATCTATTGGTCTGGTGGTGGAGCGTTCGCAACTCCTGCAATGATGGGAAACATTACTGGGATGAAGGTAATGCCAGAGATTGGATTGAATCTTCGAGGTCAGGGTCAGCTTGTTGTTCTTACAAGTAATGGTGCATTCGCTATGGATGTATCATTACCAAGGTCACAATGGAACACATCGAACATCCAGCGCATTTCATTGATTGGGAGAGGATGTGTATCACCATACGTTGCCTTGGCGAACTCTGAACTTTGGTTTCGTTCGCATGATGGTTGGGCATTCTATTCAAATACTCAATCTGAATTCAATAGATACTTCTCGCTTCGCAAACTCTCAAGGGAAGTTAACAAGTGGGTTCAGAATGATACTCCGTGGCTAAAACAATTTGCATCCACATTGTTTTTCAACAACTACCTTATTAGCACAGTTGCACCACAAACATATCGTGCTGAAGGTGTGGAAGGATTGAATCGCTTCCATCGCGGAATGGTAGTTCTTGATTTGGATCAAGCCTCATCCGCTACTCCTGATGCTCAACTTTCATTTCGATGGAATGGTATCTGGACTGGGTTTAGACCAACGCAATTATTGTTTGCATTTATCAAAGGTGACAAGCGGGGATTTGGATTCTCGTTTGATAAGGATAATAAAAATCGCCTTTATGAATTCACAGTAAATCAAACTGAAGATTATGGGCCAAATGGAACTAAAAAAATCCAATCTTTTTTCACGACTGGCAGATATGATTTCAATCGAAGTGGCGCAACAAACAAATTTCTCCGTAAAAAAATTACTGGTGGGGAGATGTGGTTAAGTGAAATAAAAGGTGACGTTGAAAGCTCTGTTGATTTCCGTGCAGACAGCAATCCTTGTTGGTCAGAATTGAAAGTGCCTACAACGTATGGTTGCGATCCATGCTCACCAGTAGTAACCGAATGCTTCCCACAACGTGGAGGTAATCGCTATAAACGCTACAAGTTTAATACACCTGATCCAAATGAGTGTAATGATTTAGCGGGAATCCCAGCAGTAGAGGGAAGCGAGTTTCAAATCAAAGTCAACCTAACTGGCGCAGCTACAGTTGATCGTGTAAGGTTAATGGCAAACATCAAAAACAACGATGACTCCCCAGTTGGTGACTGCCCAGAAGAAAATCAAGAATGCGAACCATTTTCTTGTTGCCAAGAAAAATATTGGGAATATAGTATCGTAAATTAAAGCAATGGACAATCAGGATTCAAGCCCAGCACTTACATTTCCAAACGTTCCAGATGACTTTTGTCCAACTGGTAACTGGCAGAATGTATTCCAATCATTTATTGATGATGTTTTAGCTAATGGAACAATCAATGTTCCGGGTTTGGGCGATGTAACACCAGAGCAAATTGCTGCACTATCTCAACAAATTGCTATCTTAACAGATCAAGTTACATCTGTTTCAGATGATGTAGCTACTCTTACTACGCAAGTTAATGACATTCCAGTAGTTAAAGTGCGTTACGGAACTATTACTTCTGTTGTTACTGGGGATTCCGTTCGCACAGTAACATTCGCTGCACTTCCAAGCACAACTTACGGAATTTCTATTTCTCCAGTCTGCAATGCTACTATTGGGACTCAAGCGACACCATTATTTGCTATGGTTAATGCTAGTAAAACAACTACAGGATTTTCGATCCGCATTGAAAATAACATTGCCGAGATCACAAGTATTGAATGGATGGCAATTCATACTTCGTAACTAACCCGCCATCACAAAGAAAAATAAACATATGACACCATTAAAAGGAACCGACCCCAAACTCGTCAGCGGTGGCTCGCCTACTCGCGGCATGATCCGTGAAGGCATGGGTAACATGAACCCGCCCAACACTGGTAAGAACCCATACTCCAGCGCACCGCTTCCCAAATCAGGAAAGCCCGTTGGTTCAAAATAATTATCGGAAACGATAATCCCTATGGCTGATACCCTCGAAGAGATGGTAGAGCTTGTTAAGGGTTTTGTCGGCGACTCTGGCACTTGTTCATACGAGCGCGGAGTTAAGGCCGTAAACCAAGCACGGCGACTACTATGGAATAAGCGAGCATGGACATCTCAAGAAGAGTATGTCCAAATTTGCTGTGTGAACGATTGCTTCACGCTTCCAGCCAGATACGAGCAAATCAAACTTGCTTGGATCGGGGACAACTCTACGAGCCTTGCTGATGAATGGTTCAATGCGACAAACGCTTTTGCTCTTCATGCGGATCACTC